CTGCCGGCGAACAACGGAGCATTCGTCTCGGACTACTACCCGAGCTACGTGAACTATGCGATCAACTACAACGGGGTGTCCGGGCAGGTGATCTCCGGATTCTACAACGGTGCGTGGTACCAGACTCCGACGGTGACGGTGGCTGCGGGCAGCTGGTACCAGCTCGTGCTCACCTACGACGGAGCGAACCTCAGCCTGTACAAGAACAACGCGGCCCCGGTGCAGTCAGCATGCACGGCGACACCGGCGTCCTCTGCTGCTGAGGTGCGCATCGGCCGGCGCTGGGACAACCCGGACTATGCCCCGGGCGACTACGGCATCGTGCGGATCTACTCCCGTGCCCTGACGGCAGCTGAGGTGGCCCAGAACTGGAACGCGTCACGCGCCCGGTTCGGCCTGTGACAGCGAGAGGATGAGCCCATGGCCATTGACTTCCCGAACAGCCCCACCGACGGGCAGGTGTACACCGTCGGCGGCCGGTCGTGGATCTACTCAACGGCCAATGGTGTGTGGACGGCGAACTTCAGCAGCCAGCTGGCGTTCATCACCCCGCTCGAGAGGGGCAACATCGTCGCGGCGGCGCCTTCGGCGACCAACCATCTGGACGTGAACACCTCGGCCGTGTGGTATCACACGGTCAACTGCTCGGCGAACTGGACGACGAACTTCCGTGGCAGCTCGGGGCAGTCGCTGGACTCGCTGATGGCTGTCGGTGACGTCCTCACGGTGACGCATCTGGTCACCAACGGGGCCACTCCGTATTACCCGAGCGCCCACACGATCGACGGCTCGGCCAAGACGCCCAAGTGGGTGGGCGGCACGGCTCCTACGAGTGGGGATGCCAGTGCGATCAACCTGTACGGCTACACGATCATCAAGACGGCGGCGGCGACGTTCACGCTGCTAGCCTCAGTGCTCAAGATCGTCTAAGGAGACCAGATGACTGACCAGGCAGTAGAGCAGGCACCCGAGCCCACTGAGGCCCAGGTGGTGGAGATCGCACGGCGCATTGGCGTGCCCGACGTGGTGATGATCGACGGGCTGCGCCAGCAGGTGAGCATCCTGAACGACGAGGTGGTGCGGCTGCGCATCGAGATCGACTTCGCCAATGGCGTGATCGGCTCCCTGCAGCACACCATCGAGCACATGGCCGCGGGCACGCCGGCCGAGCACGTGCATGAGGAGTTCGCCACGTGATCTGAGGGCAATCATGTCCATCCCTTGGGAGAATGAACCCATGATGGCTCGGGGCGTGGAACTGCCGTTGAAGATCTTCGGTCGGCGCATCAGGCCGTTCTCCTTCGCGATCATGTTCACCACCACCGTCGTGGGCATCCAGTACCTGGGCCTGCACACCGGGCCGGGCAGCGCGGTGGCCGACTGGTTCACCGGCGGGTTCGCCTTCACCGCGACGGGCCTGCTGCTGCTGGGCTGGGTGCTGAAGAACGATGACATCCACGACTGGGGCCTGCTGATCGCGGCAGGCGTGTGGGGCTCACGAGCCTCGCTGTACCTGCTGGAGCAGGGGGCCACGTCCTTGAGCGTGTACTTCTCCGTCGGCTGGTTCATCGGGATCATCGGCGCCTACGCGCTGGAGCGCTTCGACCACAAGTGGCACTGGCACTTGGCGTACGGAGATGAGTGACAGCCAATGGTCGCTTGTCATCGGTGCCGCGATCGTCATCATCACCCGGCTGGTCGATGTCCTGCTTCCTGAGGGCTACATCGCTCGGATCACCGAGAAGTACCTGAAGAAGAAGCCGAAGGACGATCAGCCCGAGGAGGAGTAGTGGCCATCCACGGGTACGTCTGCCTGTCGAAGGACTACTGGCCGGTGAAGGACAAGTACATCCGCCTGTGGGACATCGGCCTGGACTGGGCGCACATGAACCCGGCGAGGGGCGTCTACGACTTCAGCGTGCTCGAGGCGGTGCTGAGTGCCCATCCGGGAACGAACTTCATGCTGACGCTGTCGGGGACTCCGCAGTGGGCGGCGACGAATCCGGCCGAGACGGGCTGGGCGTCGTGGATCGGCCCGGCATCCAACTCCCCGCCGAAGGACCTGGTGGACTGGGACAACTTCCTGGTGGCGGTGGTGACGGCGGCAAGGGGCCGCATCTCCAGCTATCAGATCTGGAACGAGCCGACTGCGGTGCCGTTCTGGAAGGACATCGCCACGATCGACCGGCTTGGGGTGATGACGCTGCGGGCCAAGACGATCATCAAGGCCCGGGCACCGAAGGCCTCGATCGTGAGTGCCCCGGTGCTGCCCCGCAACTCCACGCTCGGCGTGCCGGGGATGAACCGTGGCAGCAAGTACCTGCAGGCCCTGAAGCACTACGACTGGCCGGTGGACATCCATACCGCTCACATCTACCCGGAGATCGGCTTCATGCCGGCGCGGTGGCGCTACTACGTGCAGGACTGGAAGGACGAGCTGAAGCGGCTGGCGGCACCGAACTGCCCGCTGTGGGTGACGGAGACGACGTACAACCTGCTGGGCGGTGCGATGCCGGATGCGGCGATCGCTCAGCGCATCCCGGCGACGGACCAGGCGGCCAACGACCTGTCCGTGGCACGGGTCTACTGGTACGCCTACGGGGTGCACGGCGACCCGAGCGTGCTGGGCATCCCGTTCCAGTCGACCGGCGCGGGGACCACGACCCTGGCGAAGTTCCAGTGAGCGTGTCGTGTCACATCCAGTCACATAATCAGAGAGGATGACCATCATGAACTGGTTCGCCGATCGCGAGCATCGCAAGTACCTGTACGGCATCTCGGTGGTGCTGATCCCGTTGCTGGTGGCCTACGGGGCCATCTCGAGCAACATGGCCCCGCTGTGGATCGCCGTCGTCGGTGCGATCCTGACGCCGACGCTCGCGTTGAACAACCTCACACCGCCCGACAAGGAGACCAAGTGACGACAGTGAAGATCGTGTCCGGGGTAGACCCGGAGGACACCCCGATCGCGAAGGAAGGCACCGGCAAGTTCATCGACCAGGCGGTCCAGGACGACGAGGCGGTGGAGGGCTGATGGCTCCGAAGTACCTCAAGCGAACCGTGGCCGAGGTCATGGCGTTCAGCCGTGGCCAGATCGCCCACCCCACCCGGTCGTGGCGTGGCATGTGCCAGTCGCACTGCCGCAGCGCCTACGGGGTGCCGGCATGGGCGCCGAGCGCGATCAGCGCGTGGAACAAGATCCCCCGCCAGCACAAGCACGTGGGTGGCTCGCCGTCGCAGGCGCCTCGAGGCGCACTGCTGTACTACTCGGGCGGGCAGTTCGGGCACGTGGCGATCGCGGCTGGCATCAAGACGCACGACAAGTGCCTGAGCAACGACTACGTGCGCCAGGGCAAGATCGACTACGCCCCTCGCACGTTCCCGCGGTGGGGCCTGAAGTACCTGGGGTGGTCCGCGTGGACGCCGTACGGGGAGCTCAACGTCAGCGCCTGAGGTACGGGCACCCGGACCTGTCAGCCCGTAGCCTTGTGGTGTTGCCAACGAAAGGTCCTCCATGCCCTCCGATCGCCGGCCCAATCGCTGGGGTGATGCTGCTCTTGTGGGCGGGGCGATAGCAGCCACGGGTGGCGGGATCATGGCTCACGCCTCGAGCATGCCCAAGGGCCAGCCGTACGACCCGACGAAGCTGTACGGCAAGCCGCAGGCCCCGAAGGCGAAGGCCGGTGCCACTCGAGCCCGCACGAGGATGAAGCAGATGCACGACATCCTCGACGAGGACACCCGGCACAACCTGGGCAAGCCGGTCGGTGCCCCCGTGCAGTACCGGATGGGCCCGGAGCAGATGAACGCCCAGCGCCAGCGGATCAAGGACGCCGACGAGCATCACCGCCAGACGGCGATCCGGGATGCCGAGGGCAGGGCCAAGGACGCCACGATGCTGGCTGGGGACGCCATCCGGCGCAAGCGCGTGCGGGTGAAGCGGGTGGGTGCCGGCGTGCTCGGTGCCGGTGCCTCCCTCGGGGTGCTCGGTGCGGTGATGGCGGAGCGACGCAAGGCGGGGCCTAAGAAGCCGCGGCAGATGGAAGCCCCTCCAGCGCAGGCCCCTTCACATCGCCCGCTGCGGGACTACCGTGCGATGACCAGCCAGGGCGGCCTGCTGCAGGACAAGGACGGGATGTCCAGGCGTCCGTCACCCACGGCCAGTCGTGACTGGCTCAAGGCGAATGATCGGAAGAGCGCATGAGCGAGATGACCACCCGTCGTGAGGGATCGGTCCGGGATACCTCGGCGCCGGATGCGGAGGCCTTGAAGGAGGCCGAGGAAGCCAGTCCGTTCATGGAGCTCGGCTCCACGGGCCTGAAGCGGGCCGCCGGCTACATCGACGAGGAGTTCCTCCCGCAGCTGCGTGGCCGCAAGGCCGTCCAGGTGTTCAAGGAGATGAGCGAGAACGATCCGCTGGTGGGCTCGCTGCTGTTCACGATCGACCGGCTGCTGCGCAACGTGGAGTGGAAGGTCGTCCCGGCGGGCAAGACGAGGGAGGACGCGGATGCCGCGACCTTCGTCGAGGAGTGCATGCAGGACATGTCGCACACGTGGAGCGACTTCATCTCCGAGGTGCTGACGTCCAACGTCTACGGCTGGTCCTGGCACGAGATCGTGTACAAGCGCCGTGTCGGCCAGTGGACGCGGGACTCCAAGACGCGCTCGAAGTTCTCCGACGGCCTGATCGGCTGGCGCAAGATGCCGATCCGCGCCCAGGAGACGCTGCTGCGCTGGAACTTCGATGAGACCGGTGACGTGCGGGCGCTGGTGCAGCTGGCCCCGCCGACGTACAAGACGGCGACGCTGCCGATCGAGCGCTCGCTGCTGTTCCGGTACCGCCAGACGAAGGGCAACCCCGAGGGCGTCAGCATGCTGCGCAACGCCTACCGCCCGTGGTTCATGAAGAAGCGCCTCGAGGAGTTCGAGGCGATCGGCGTCGAGCGGGACCTCGCGGGACTCCCGATCGTGAAGATCCCTGCGGAGATGCTGCGTGCGAAAGCGGGCACCGAGAATGCGAAGACCGTCGAAGCGTTCAAGAAGATGGTCAAGAGCGTCAGGAGGGATGAGCAAGAGGGCATCGTCTTCCCGATGGCTTATGACCAGGACACCAAACAGCCCCTATACAGCTTCGAGCTACTCGGCTCAGGGGGTGGGCGAGCCTTCAGTACTGACGCCATTATCAAGCGGTACGAGGAACGTATCCTGATGACGGTGCTGGCCGACTTCATCCTGGTCGGCCACCAGAGTGTGGGCTCGTACTCCCTGCACACCGACAAGACGGGCATCTTCCGGACGTCGCTGAACTCGATCGCGAACAACATCGCCGACGTGCTCAACCGGCACGCCCTGCCGCGGCTGTTCATGGCGAACGGCTGGCGGCCGGAGGCCCTGCCGACGATCGTGCCGACGGACGTGGACTCCCCGGACATCAGCCAGCTGGCGCAGTTCATGGCGGCCTTGGCGGGCACCGGGGTCAACTGGTTCCCCGACGGTGACCTGGAGAACTTCATCCGGGAGGCTGCTCGCCTGCCGCAGCTGGACAAGGACGCGATCGAGCGTCGCCGGCAGATGCAGCAGCGCACGGAGGCCACGGCCTTCGCGCAGATCAACACCGAGTACATCCAGGCTCAGCAGGAGGTGATGATGGCGCGGATGGGCCAGCTGCCCACTAGTGCCATGCAGCCGGCCATCTCCGATGCCCAGTCCGCCGAGCAGCAGGCGGTGGATGGCGAGCAGCAGCAGGCCGCACAGGAGCGCGAGGACGTTCAGGCGCAGGAGCAGGCTGAGCTCGAGGGCGCCAAGGATGCCGAGGGCCAGATGCGCGAGGACGCCCAGCAGGGCGAGCAGTACGAGCGCGAGGACACTCATCGTGCGGAGGACCGCGAGCACGAGATGGCCCAGCGCAAGCTGGACGCCAAGGAGAAGAGCAAGGCCAAGCCGAAGGGGAAGTCCCGTGCAAAATGAGGACCTGCGCGAGATGGCCTACCGCACGGCGGTGGGTGCCTGCTCGCTGGCGACCCAGAACCGCTGGTACGACATGCAGACTCTTGTGGGCCTGTTCCTGAACGAGGCTGATGAGCAGAAGGTGACTCACGAGGAGGCGATGGTGATCCTCCTGCATGCCACGATCGGCCTGACGCTCCATGTGGCGAAGAAGCATGTCGGTGATGCGACGGAGTACTTCGACTCCCTCGCGGTGCAGATGGCGCAGCGGCCGTGAGCCAGTCCAAGCGGGAGCAGCGCCGAGCGGCTACGGGCAACCTGGCCGCCGGTGGCGCCTTGATCGGTGCGGCTTCTGGCGGCAATGCGCTGCTCGAGCGGGACCTGAGGCGCTCAGGGCGTCCGAAGGTCGTCCGGGCACTGCGGCAGAAGAAGCTGGGGTGGGTGCACGCCCGTCGTGTGGGAGGCAAGATCGCCACGACGGCGGCACGCACGACGGGCATCCCGCTGGCGGCCTATGGGGCGTACAACCTGCTGAAGCCGGACACGGAGGTCCATCGGGTGAACATGGACCGGGACGTGGTCCGACCGGTGCTGCGCAACGCGACGATGGCGCAGGCGGCGGACAAGCGACGCGAGGCCATGGCCAAGGCCGACCTGCAGGTCTCCGAGCGCAAGAAGCTGGTCCATCACAAGAAGATCGGCCGGGACCTGTCGCTGGCCTCGGGCACGATGGGCCTGACGGCCCTGGCCCTGCGTGGGCCTCGAGCGGCGAACTATGTGGCCCGCAAGGTGCCGAAGGCCGCCAATGGCCGCCTGGTGCGTCGCCTGGCGCAGATGGAGCCGCATGCCACGGCTGCCTCGGATGCCCTGGTCCCGA